AAATCTAGCAGCCTGTCACATACACCTTCCATACAAAAACCCATAGTAGGAAACAAGTCAAAATCAATTGATAAAAATCCTAATTAAGTTCTAAGAGAATGGCTAGTGCCAATCCAGGTGGTCAGGCAAGAAGAATTGAAGACGGAGATGAGTGGACTGAAGCCGAAGACGCACATGAGCTTAGGGAAGTGTTCTTGGATGTGCTAGATCAACCCTTCCATGGGAGTCCATTCTCCCAACTAATAGGGAATCGCACTCTTAGATACTATGCTGCAGAGAGCCTTGAAAATGCTCAGGCATCTATTCAAGGTCTAAGAGAGTATCTCCCGGTGTTGTTGATGGAGAAGACTTATGAGATCCAGCTAGATCCAGGGTTCAACGTATTCGCTGAAGAAGGGGATAATGGTGCATCTGACGGGCAGGGATTAGCTCTTCTTAAGTTATCCACTCCTGTTTCACTTGCAGCAGGGAGTGCAATAGTAGCAGAGTTTTCTCTCCACCCTTCTTATGCTGAGATTTCGCAGGATTTCTTTGGTCGAGGTTTGGTAGACGGAGCAATTCCTGTGCAGTACATCTTGGTGTGCGTCACATCCAGGGCTAAGATTCTACAACTGCAAGCAGAGCTTCAACCTCAACGACACCTGTTGACTCTTGTCCATAGAGCACGTGAAGTGACTTTTGGAGTTGTCCCTGAACTCAAGTGTGACAGTTTTCCGTATGCTTCAAAGAAAGTAGTGATCAATGCAGGATATCCAGGAATCTTCGCAGTGTGTGTTTCATCAGCTATCCCAATGGAAGTTCGTTACCGTTCTATGTTCTTATGGTTGTTTAACCATCTAGGAGCACATTGGAAGAAGAACTACACCATTATGATCCCTCGGCAAGCTGCAGAGAAGTGGGCTTATGATGCTAATGATGATCACACTGAGAGTGAGATGATGGCTATCATCGGCCTATTCTCCGTAGGGTATTGCTTTGGCCAGCAAGAGAACGTTGCCAAACAGGTAGAGAATAGGATGAGAGCAGTAGCTGCTCAGGTTGGAGCACCAGCCACGGATGTCGGAGTGATTTCTCGACTGATGATAAAGGCAAACTACAAGGCAGAAGAATCCACTGGAGATCTTGACGGCATCCTTGGCCTAATAGTCGCGATCAATTCTGATGGGCAATGGGATCCTCTTGTATTATCCACAGATCTGGAGGTGATTTCTAAGCTTGCCAAGCGATACAAATGGGATGATCTTCGCATCGGTGTCTACACTCAACTTCGGCTGGTATCTCAACAGTTCCGATCGACTAGTGTTCGATTTGCCTGTGGGGGGATTCCTGGACTGAAGCAGCTCCTCCACATGTTCAATGTTGAAATGGTTGGAGAAGTTGATAAGATTGTGCGCCTAGAAGAGCAGATCCGCAATCGTTGGTACACTGGATGTGTTGATCACCTCCCTATCCATCTCCAAATCAACACGCATAAGTACACTGTGTACTTTGGACTCAAGTATTATCAGGCTGGCTGTGATGAAGAAGAGCGAGTCAAATTCCAGAAGTATGCAGTAGAGAAGATAGGAGCCAAACTTAACAAGCATGAGATGAAGAAGGTAGAACTCTGGGCCACTCTAGCAGCTCATGATGGATTGTTGTGCAAGTTGGATATGATCAGGACTCTCCCTATCGATGGAGGTGATGGTGTGTTTATGGATCTCGATGCTCCAACTAAGGCGATCATTCTGAGAGAGTTGGCCAAGGACAGGCATCCGTGCACTTGGTATCAGTGTTATCAAGCAAAGATAGAAGATGAGCTCATCTTAAAGACCAGAGAAGTAGTTAGGAAGAAGTTGGAGAAAGAGTATGATGCATTCTCTCGAGAGTTGGGAGAGATATACAATAATGAGATCGACAATGCTCGGAAAGATCGCATCTTGGAGAAGAAGAAGAGAGTCA